AACTATAAGGTGACCCTGGTAGTGGAGTCATCGGATCTGGACGATCTGGACATGGTGATGGACTTCGGATTCCTCAAGCAACTGTGGTCGCAGATCGATTCCATTTACGATCACAAGTTCCTTATATGGGATCAGGATCCACGATTTCCTCAGTTATTCGCGACTGATTCTAAGAGCATTGTGGTTACTCAGGGGAGGCCCACAGCCGAGTTCCTCTCGAAATCCATATTCGATCAAATGGAGGAGCTCATCTACGCTAGTACGGATGAGCTTCAGGCTGGTCGTCCTGGGAACTTCGATTCCCTAAGGAGAATCCACATGGCACGGGTTACCGTGCAGGAGACGGAGGATTGCAGTGCAACCTACCCATAAATACGGAGTCCACGAGATCTTCGGGCCGACCATCCAGGGGGAGGGGCAAATGGCGGGTGTCCCCTGTATATTTCTCAGATTCTCCGGCTGCAACATGTGGGACGGGAGGCCGGAGACACGGGAGGAGTCGACGTGCCCATTTTGTGATACTGATTTCTTTAGCCACAAGATGCTCACCATCGAGGAGATCCTGTCGCAGATTAGAGATTTAGAGGGTGATAATCAGATCAAATGGGTGTGGATTAGCGGAGGAGAGCCGTCCCTTCAGCTGGACTACAACCTTCTGAGCAGCCTCCAAGTGAAATACGATGTGGCAGTCGAGTCCAATGGAACTCGGGAGTTTAAGGATGATGTATATTTCAATATAGATCATCTCACTATATCACCCAAGCTCCCATGGGAACAGACAGTGATCCGCAGGGCCGATACGCTCAAGCTCCTCTATCCGCATCCTAATCCGTCGATCAATCCCCACGCCTTTCGTGACTTCAACGCGGAGAGCTACTATCTCCAGCCAATAGCGCATGATGATGACGATGAACGGACTAGGGGAATCGGCACCCAGTCAGTCATTAATAAACTATATGACCTTCCAGGCTGGAAGCTCTCAATCCAACTACACAAGGTAATAGGACTACCATGAGTAACGGACATATATCCCTCAGCTGGTCAGACATCAATAAGCGACTTAAGAATATGGGCATTAAGGGCAGCAAGGTCTGGGGGATCCCAAGGGGAGGATCCATAATCGCAGGGCTGTCGGCGCAGGTGGGAACGGTACTAGTAGACAGACCTGAGGATGCTGAGATCATCATGGATGATATCGTGGATAGCGGAGCCACACGTGATCGTATCATGAGTGAACATGGTAATAAAGAGTTCTTGGCTCTAGTTGATAAACCTAAAGAGGGTATCCTCGGCACCTGGATCGTTTTCCCATGGGAGGGTGAGGGAGGAGATCTAGAAGACAATGTCCGTCGCATTATCCAGTTCATTGGAGACGATCCGAGTCGAGATGGGCTGCTGGAGACTCCAGAGCGAGTCGTTCGATCCTGGGGGGAGATCTTCTCCGGTTATGGTGAGGAAAAAGAGATACTGAAGTGGTTCGAGAACGAGAACTCGGACGAGATGGTGATCATGAGGCAAATAGGCTTCTGGTCGACCTGCGAGCACCACATGTTACCATTCTGGGGAACGGTAGATATCGGCTATCTACCCAATGGGAAGGTCATCGGGATCTCCAAGCTCGCCAGGCTAGTAGATGCCAAGGCGAGGCGGCTGCAAATCCAGGAACGGCTCACCATGGAAATAGGACAGGTGATCGAACGAGGAGATGTTAGAGGAGTAGGGGTGTCGATAACGGCTCGACATGCCTGCATGATATGCAGAGGGGCCAGGCAGGAGAATGCCTTCCTCACGACCAATTTCCTAAGCGGGATCATCAAGAGCGATCCTGCGGCACGGGCCGAGTTCTTAATGAAATAGAGGTGAACGCATGGTGTTCCCAGAGGTATTAACAGTTCAGGAGGTCTCCGAGATCCTACGTGTGAGCGATTACAGTGTCCGGGAGATGCTTAAGCTTGGACACATAAAGGGGGGATTCAAGGTAGGCAGTAAATGGCGAATTCCCCGAGCCTCAGTCGACGAAGTTATAGATAAGGAGAAACAGGATGAAGTCCCAGATTAAGGTATCCACTCAGCTTAATGCCCTGCACCACTGGCCTGGAGCGCCAGAGAATCGACTCTACTTATCTCATCCTCACATGCACGCATTCCACATTTCGGCACGGGCCTCCGTGAAGCATGAGGACAGGGAGATCGAGTTTCATGATCTACGAGATTCCCTAGAGATCGCCGTATCATTGATGCTGATTGGTGGAAAGCGAGGAGTTCTTGACTTAGGCCCACGCAGCTGCGAGACCATTGGACGTGAGATTCTGGAGACGCTGCATCAGGTCGATCAGGTGGAGGTACGGGAGGACGAGGGATGCGAGGCCATAGTCACGCGGACTCCGGTGAAACCTCAGATCGTAACCGTGTGCGGATCAACCAAGTTCAAGAATGAGACGATTGAGGTCGTCCAGACTCTAACCTCTGAGGGACACCTGGTACTAGCCGTGGGCTTCTTCGGACATGCCGATAAAATCGAGATGGAGCCGTCGCTCAAGGAGCATCTGGATCAACTGCATCTTCGCAAGATAGACGCATCCGATTGGATCTATGTGGTGAATCCAGGGGGATATATTGGGAGCAGCACTGCTAACGAGATTGAGCACGCGCACTCCATCGGAATCCCCGTCATCTATCTAGAGACGCCTGAACATGTTCCTGCCTAGGCGATCTCTCAAATGGTTCTCCCAGGTGATGGAGAAGAAGCTCCGCAAGAACGATCATCTGGGAGGCTGGGTCAACTATTCCGACGAGTGGATGATGATGCGAATGCATCAGGAGATAGAAGAACTGAAGGAGGCCTTAGCTACGGGAGATCCTGATGCTATAATAGACGAATGTGGAGACGTTAGTAATTTCGCCCACATGATCGCAGATAATAAGAGGAGAACACGAGATGGCGGATAGATTCTCAGTAATGGAGTGGACGGAGCAGCGGGAGAGGGTATTCCTGGATCGCTATGCACTAAAAGACGCCGAGGGTAATACTCTTGAGGCCTTCCCAGAGGATATGTGGGATCGAGTGGCCTCGGGCCTAGCCACGAGCAGGACGGAACGACGCGAGTTCCTCAGAGCTCTCAGCGGATTCGGGTTCGTGCCAGCAGGCCGGATTCTCAATGGAGTGGGATCCTCTCAGCTGGCCACGTTCTATAACTGCTTCGTCATCGGCGTCGCTCACGACACTCATGGGGCAGACAGCCGAGCCGGGATCATGAGCACAGTCTCGGAGATGATCGAGATAACCGCTCGGGGAGGGGGAGTCGGTATCAACTGGTCGGTTCTGAGACCGAGGGACTCCTATATATCAGGAGTGAATGGATACAGCTCAGGCTCCGTCTCCTGGATGGGAGGAGCAGACCGGATGGTGGATAGCATACGCCAGGGAGGATCGAGGACGGCGGCTCTCATGTACATTCTCGACGACTGGCATCCAGATGTTATGGAGTTCGCGGAGTCTAGCTTCCTGAGGGCCAATCACAGCGTTGCGGTCTCAGATGAATTCATGCACCAAGTAAAGACTAATGGGATGTGGTCGTCCGTTTTCCCAGATACCTCATCTCCTGACTATAATACCATCTGGGATGGGGACATTGATAAATGGATGCTCAGGGGAGGTGAGGTCAGAATCCACAAGTCCACGCCTGCTCGGCTGATATGGGATCACCTATGCCAGTCAGCCTCTCAAACCGGTAATCCCGGCTTGGTTTTCCTTGAGAGAGCCAATCGAACGGCTAACACGAGGTACATGGAGACCCTGATATCCACTAATCCATGCGGAGAGCAGATTCTCCCAAATGGTGGATCATGCAACCTAGGGGCCATCAACCTGCCTGCCTTCTGGGATCCCAAGCTCAACCAGCTTGACTGGTTTGGGATGCGCGATGCCGTGGTCACTGCGGTTAAGATGTTAAATCGAGTGATCGACAAGAGCCCTGATATCAATCAGCATATAGGTGATGTGCAGCGGCAGGTGAGACGAATCGGCCTTGGAACGATGGGACTGGCCGATCTCCTTATCCTAAACAGGATGAAGTATGGATCTGAGGAATCCCTCGACTACGCACGAGCCGTGTATGAGTATATACGGGATACCGCCTACATGGCTAGTGTGGATCTTGCGAGTAACGAGGGATCAGCCCCAGGTCTCCAGAGGAATGAGTTCATCCAGGGGACATTCATTAAGCGGATGCCTCAATATATACATAAGAAGATCCTAGAGCACGGGATCCGCAACCTAACCCTGACCAGTCAGGCACCGACAGGGACGACATCCATTCTGGCCGGAGTATCCTCCGGGATCGAGCCTGTGTTCTCCAGGGAGTATACGAGGAGAGACGCCACAGGCGAGACTCAGTTCACTCATCCTCTCTTTGAGGGTGAGGGGGATCACCTGGTCACGGCGCTTGAGATCCCAGTGGAACACCACATAAAGATGCAGGGTGTGGTTCAGGAGTTCCTGGATAACTCGGCATCCAAGACCATTAATCTACCCCGAGGCTCCACCTGGGAGGACGTCAGTCAGGCCTACATGCTAGCCTATGACCTGGGCTGCAAGGGCATTACGGTTTACGTGAATGGCTGTCGACCAGGGGTACTGGAGAATGGGGAATACTGCGAAGTGTGCGAGGTGTAACATGACATCATATGTTCTATACCATGGAGGCTGCTCGGATGGATTCGGAGCGGCCTTCGCTGCCTGGATGAGACTACAGCACCAGGCCACTGAATATATCCCTGTTAGCTATGGGAAGCCGATGCCCGATATCCCAGATGGATCAGATGTCTATATCGTGGACTTCTCCTATTCTCGAGAGATGTTGATCAGCCTCAGTGAGAGATGTCAGGTGAGAGTCCTGGATCACCACAAGACGGCTCAGGCAGGTCTGGAAGGACTCCCATTCTGCACCTTCGATATGGACAAGTCGGGAGCCGTTCTCGCATGGGAGTACTTCCATCCAGGGGATGATGTCCCTGAGATCCTGCTTTATGTGCAGGATAGGGATCTCTGGAAGTGGAAGATGACCAGATCCAAGGAGGTGAACGCGGCAATCGCATCTCATCCTCAGGATTTCTTCACCTGGAGCGGATTCATTCCTGGGATGTTAGCGATAGAAGGAAAGCACATTCTTCGAGCTCAACACAGTATGGTGGAATCCATAGTTAGCAAAGCATTCGTAGGGAATGTTGGAGGATATGTTGTCCCCATTGTTAATACTCCTATCCTTCAGAGCGAAGTAGGGAAGGCTCTTATCAGGGCTTTCCCCGATCATCCGTTCTCGGGTATGTTTTGGGAGGAAGAGGAGGTGCGGCACTGGAGCCTGCGGAGCGAGGGTGAGTTTGATGTCTCCGAGGTAGCCCTTAAATATGGTGGTGGCGGTCACCGCAACGCTGCGGGATATAACGAACCTATTTAGGAGGAGTCATGGTATCTGCTATAATAAGCACGGAAGCACTAACCTTATTCAGGGGGAATGGCTACAGTCTGGAGTTAAGGCATGGAGATCATCTGTACATGGAGTATGATTTTCGAGATCCCATGAAGATCGGCAAGCTGTGCCGAACGGTTCGATTCCCACGTCAGAGGAAACCATATCTTCACATCGTTAAGGATGATCGTCATAAGCTAGACGGAGAAATGCAGTGGGCCATCCAGGATTGTGTCCTGGATATAAACATATACAATCGAATCCTGTTCAGTTCTCCAAGCGACGAAAGGATTGAGTTCTTCGTTCCCAGAAGGGCCTGGAAGGATCTAGGGACTCCCATTCATCGAAGGCCATACGATCCTCAGCGAGTGATGACTTGCTCTTTACTACAGAGATGGGAGCTAAAGAAATGAAGATCGCCACCATACTTCCTCTCCGGCGCATGGGCTTCGAGCGGGACAACGATTATCATATGGCGCTGGCTCATCTCCTTTACAATGAGGAATACCGGCAGTTCTTCATCGACAAGTCGGCGCGGGGTGACCACGTCATCATGGACAATGGGGTAGTGGAGACGGGAATTCCCATGCGAATTGAGGAACTAATCAGCTTAGCCAAGACGATCCGAGCTACTGAGCTAATCTGTCCGGACTTTCTTGGGAATCGATGGGAGACAGTGAAATGGTCGAGTCATGGGGTATATCAAGCTGACATATCAGGGCTTAGATCAATGGTGGTTCCGCAGGGACGTGATCAGGATGACTGGGTGAAGTGTATGGAAGAAATGCTCACCTGGATCCCCAGGATTAGTGCCATTGGAGTCTCGAAGTTCATCACCTCCTACATGCCTCGGGCTAAGGCCGTCGAGCTTATAGACGCACAGGATCACTTCATTCCCATCCATCTCCTCGGGTGCCCAGGAGATCCAAGGGAAATCGCTGACATTTCTAGTCAGTTCCCAGGTCGAGTAAGAGGAGTGGACAGCGGAGTCGCAGCCTTTTACTCAGCCGGGGGAGTCAGGATGGCCTCTGGTAAGCCGAGGCCGGATTCCTCATTTGATTTCCTTGACGGATCTGAGATAGATCCCCATCTGATCCAGGAGAACCGGGAATACTGGAGGATGATGTGCCTGCCGCAGGTGGTTTTTGATGGGAAGGAAGATGATGATCAGGAGGAGAATTCAGGCTCCATAGGCCATTGGTGGAGGAAGAATCTATGACCGTACGAGTAGTGATCGGACTCCAGTGGGGAGATGAGGGGAAGGGTAAGATAGTGGACTACCTGGGACAGGAGGCCTACCTATCCGCTCGGTTCAACGGAGGGAATAATGCGGGTCATACTGTCGAGGCTCCCAATGGAAATCGAGTGGCGTTCCACCTTCTCCCTGCGAGCTCACTCCATACTGGGATGATCAGCGTCCTCGGACGAGGGATGGTGATCGATCCCGATGTGCTGGTGAATGAGATAGACAGTCTCAATCAGATGAGCCCCAATGTTCACGTCATCGTGGATCCCAAGGCCCACATCATCTCCTACGATCAAATCTATCGTGATACCTATCGGGAGGAGACCTCAGGGCATCCCATAGGAACTACCAGGAGAGGGGTAGGGCCAGCCTATTCAGACAAGATGCTCCGCACAGGGACTTCATTTGAAGAATTGATGAATGGGGAGCCACGCGAAATCGCTGCCAGAATGCCTCGAATGGGAGCAGACCGAGCGACAGCCAAGGTATATGAGTTGCGAGCGGATCTACTATCTCGCTGTGAAATAAAGGATCCGCTTCCTCACATAGAGGAGGCGATTAGCCAGCGCCTAAACCTCCTTCTCATGGGAGCCCACGGGGTGATGCTCGACATCGATCATGGACACTATCCGTATGTCACCTCATCTAGCTGCATTCCAGCAGCAGTGGGGACAGGGCTCGGAGTCGATCCCAGGAGAATTGATGAGGTTGTGGGTGTCATGAAGGTCTACTCCACCAGAATAGGAGAGGGGCCTCTGCCGACAGAGATGCCACAGGATATCGGAGATCAACTGCGAGAGTCCGGGCTGGAATACGGTTCGACAACTGGAAGGCCCAGGCGAATGGGGTTCCTCGATTTACCTGCAATCAAGTATGCCAATCGGATTTGCAGGCCGGACTACCTGGCTCTCACCCGAATAGATATCCTCGATGAACAGCGCGAGGTTCCCATCTGCATCGCATATGAGGAGGGGGATGAGGTCGTGGGATCCACCATGAAGTATACCGGGGCTTCACCCAAGTACTTCATGATGAAGGGATGGCATCAGACTACGGGATGTCAGTACTGGGAAGATCTTCACAAGAGGGCCAGGGAGTTCATAAAGATGGTGGAGGATATAACTGGAATCCCGGTGAAGCTTATATCGACGGGGCCTAAGCGTCGAGATATAATAGACTTAAGAGGGTGACGCACATGAGGATTCTTCTGGAGAAGAAGCTCAAATAGATGTCCACGCGCTGCGACGAGTGCCCATCTAAAGGATGCCCTGCATACCCGTCTGGTCGTCTTCATCGACCAGATATTGCTCTTATTGGGGAGGCCCTAGGGGCTGAGGAGGAGAAGCGAGGGGAATCATTCGTGGGCAAGGCGGGTAAGCTACTCCGCGAGACTCTCATGGACATCGGAGTCGAATGGGGAGACACCTATCGTAACAATGCGCTGATGTGGAGGCCTCCAGAGAACAGGGATCCCACTCCCGAGGAGATCCGCGCCTGTAATCCTAGGCTAATGGCTGATCTAATTGACGCACAGCCTAAGATTATAGTACCGCTCGGGAACTTCGGTGTGGCGGCTATCCTCGGAGGTAAGACCGGCATCACGCGGAAGCGAGGTATATACCGAGAAATAACGATTGGACGTCACACGTTCGGCGTGCTGCCTACCCTGCACCCGGCCAGCATATTCAGGTCGCCGGACGGGTACATCGACTTCTATCAGGATCTGGCCTTCGCTAAGCGTATAGCAGACGGGGAGGATCCCATTGTGGAGCCTCCCTACGACAACTACGTAATCATCAACACGCAGCGGGGCTTTAATGCCCTAATGCGTCGATTTAAGCGGCTGGGCCATACCTCGATCGACCTGGAGACTACCAGTCTAGACCCCGACACCGGGGATATTCTGTGTGTGGGGATGTCCTGGGAGAGGGAGACGGCGGTTATCCTCGACTGGGTAGCTCTGATTGAGGATAATCAGAGTAATCATGAGCAGCTGGGCCGAGCGCTGTCGGGAGTCGACTGCTCATTCCATAATGGCCAATTCGACGTCATGTGGCTTAACTCCAGGGGGATCTTCCCACGATTCACCATGGATACCATGCTGGCTCACTACTGCCTCGATGAGCGAAAGGGAAGCCATGGACTTAAGCGCGTAGCCGCGTCCTACTATAAGGCTCCCGAGTACGATGTTCACCTTAAGTCATCTCTGAATACCGAGGCCGCGAATGAGGATCGCAAGGCTCCTCTTAAGCTCAGCCTTGACGACTGGGATGACAACGAGACCAGGACTAACATCAGCCTGTACTGCGGAGCAGACGCCGATTTCACCAATAGGCTGACCGAGGATCTACGCGAGGAGATGATAGAGGACGGAGTCGACTCGGTTCATGACGACATACTCATACCAGCCGCGCATCACTTCATTGATCTGGAGCGGACTGGAATGAAGGTGGATGAGGAGTACCATGAGGAACTAGGAGCCAGGTGGGCTGGGGAACTGCAAGACCTAGAGGATCAGCTAAGGGCCTACCCAGGCGCGAGTGACCTTAACTTCAACAGCCCCAAGCAGGTGTCCAAGTATCTCTTCGATGACCTGGGGCTCAACCAGATGTCGGCCAAGAAAGATGTGCTGACGCAGAGCGAAGTCCTGGAAGAGATACGGATGATCGAGGACACGGAGGCCATTGAGTACTGGCAAACGGCCTCATCAGCTGTCTTCTCCAACATGAAGCCTCGATCTACCAGCACATACATGCTCCACTGGTTGGCTCAACAGGACGAGTTCCCTCGGCTGATGGTGCAGCACCGGCTCCTCGGGACTAAGCTGAAGAACTACTATCACGGATATAAGGCATTAATGCGCCAGGGACGGATCCATCCTCGATATCGTCTTCATGGCACTCGGACGGGCAGGCTCTCCTCAACTGATCCCAACATTCATGGAATGCCGAGGCTGAAGGAAATCAAGAAGATATTCATCGCGGACGATGGGTATGTTGTGATCTACGCAGACTACTCCCAGGCTGAGATACGAGCCCTGGCCCATCTGTCCGGAGACGCGGTTCTCCGAGAGGCCTGCGCCGGGGACATTCATCGTGAGGTATCTAAGCAGCTGTTCAGGCTAACAGATGCCGATCTGAATGCCATGAGTGAGGAGGAGCGGACGTTTAGGCGTCGAGCCGCCAAGACGATAGCATTCGGAATCATCTACGGGAGGATGCCTAAATCCCTGGCTCCTCAGCTGGGAGTGACCGTCAAGGAAGCCGAGATATATCGTGATCGATTCCTTCGTCAGATGCCAGAGGCCTCCAGATGGATTCGAGATCAGAAGCTACTGGTGAGGAAGGAGCACGAGGTCGCCAGTATCTACGGATATAAGCGACGGTTCCCAGTGTTCCTGGATAAGAGGCACATCAGCGAGATCGAGCGCCAGGCGGTTAACACGCCGATTCAGAACTTCGCCAGTGTAATGACCCTCCTCGCCAATATAAGAGTGATGGACAGGATTCGAGAAATGGGATATGTCCCCATGGCTTGGCCCCATGTCCACGATGGGTTTGGAGTCCAGGTGCCAGAGGAAATCGCTGAGGAGGCCCAGGAGATCATGATCGAGGAGACACACAACGTGGGATTCGAGACGGATGTCCCCTTCGCCGTCGAGGTTCACCGAGGCTACGGATGGGGAGATCTGGAGAAGGTCTACGAGGGGTAGCCGAAAATCCCTCTCAATCAGAAACGATTTAAGGATTGACGCCTGCCTCCGCTGGTGATACTCTAGGTAAACGCAAAACACAAATAGATAGGAGGGCTAAATGCCTAACAAAGAGACTACCATCACGTTCAAGGACGACGACTCCCACGCCGAAGTATGGACTGAATCCAGGCGGATGCGGAAGAATCTGGAAAAGGCCGGATACGAGGCCGACGAGTCCGATGACGAGGGCACCACGTTCCTCATCCCCGTGGAAATGATCAGCATGACGGGCGGTAGCAAGAAAGCCAAGCGGACTCGGTCTCCCATGGTAATGACCGAGGAAGAGCGCCTGAACCGGATTTATCGACTACGGGCTGGCAAGATGGCCAAGGATCTGGGCCGGGATCTCAAGAAGAAAGAAGCCGCCACCCTCCGGGCTGAGATTGAGGAGAGATACGGCAGGGCAGAGGCAGAGGCCGACGATGAGGTCGACGTCACCCCGGACGAAGAAGAGGGGGACGACGATGGAGACGATGGAGACGAGGACGACGACGGCGATTTCGAAGAGGAAGAGGAAGAACAGGAAGAGCCTGAGCCGGTGAAGGCCAAAGCCAGGAAGGGCAAGGCCAAAGTCAGTAAGTAAGGCAGAGTAGCCGAGCTCTGCTTCGGTATCCTCTCCGATGGGCCAGGAATTCAGCCAGCCTGGCCCATAATCTTTTCCCTGGGGAGTATTTACTCGTGTGTTTACCTGTGCTAAGTTATAACTAATCCAAAACTAGAGGGAATAGGAATGACTACACTGATCGAGAGCAAGGGCAGACTCACGGATCCAGACTACATCCTCTCATACATTACGGCTGGCAAGGCCACGATAACCCTGGTTAGTCATAAGACGGAGGCCAGGTTCACCTACAAAATCAGCCGCCCTAATGAGAATAGCCCCTACTTCGTGAAGCTCCTGAATGGCCCAGATAACTACGAGAACTACGTCTTCCTGGGAACGATCTTTCCAGATGGGTTCAGGCACGGCAGGAAGAGCAACATAACGGAGTCAGCGCCATCATCTAAGGCCTTCAGCTGGTTCTACGGCCTCCTGGCTGAGGGGAGGGTCAGCGAACACATAGAGGTCTGGCATGAGGGTAAGTGCGGACGGTGTGGACGCAAGCTAACCGTACCAGAGTCGATCTCAATCGGGATGGGGCCTGAGTGCTCGGCCAGGCTCCTCCCATTCGAGGGGTGAGGGTATTTACTCCTCGATCCCAAGATGGTAACATGTCCGAAGCTCAAATCAGAGAGGTGGAACACCATGGCTGGAAAGGATCTGATCATGTGGGTAGGCTACATCCACTACCCAACCATTCAAAACTTCACGGATGAGGCTAGGGATCTCGGCATCAGCAAAAGGATCTCCAAGGTGCCAACGGACTATACTCCAGACGAAACTCGGCTGTTCTTCATACACGATGAGGGGATCAAGGGGGATGCGGTGATCTTCGGATACTGCACAGTGGGGGACATCGAGGTGGTAGTCGATTCTCCAGATAACATCCCCGACTGGATCGACGGCCCTGTGACTCCCATCATCATCGACGATGTCCGAATGGAGGCCCAGCGTGGATGCGGGTTCCGGGATCATCTTGGGGCCATATATCTACGCTCCCATCGGAACGGTAACGCCGATCCGGACGACCTCCCCACAGCGAAGCTGAACATCTGCGGAGATCTGACCCTGATAGATCCTCCCCTGGACTATAACCTAATCTTCGACGAGGACGCGAAGAGATTCAGATCCTTCAAGCGGGTGGATGGGGACGACCTGCTGAAGCAGAACTCCCACAAGCTGATCCCAACCGAACGCGCCGTTAACACACTAGATGAGTCCATCCGAGAGATCAAGGCCGGTACTAAATGGTCAGACGGCGAGCGTGAGGCCCTGATTGGATTGATTGAGAAGATCGGGCCATATCGCGCCTGCAAGGAGATGGCTCGGCAGACTAGCCGGACATTCCAGTCCTGCATGTACCAGTATAGGAACAACATACTGGAGAGAGAAGAGGATGACGTGGGGGAATTAATAGAACTCTAAATCGAAGTATTTCTCTGCACCGAAAATCACTGATAAACTACTGTTAGATCGATTGAGGTGCAGAGAAATGGTAGCCAGAGGGATGGACAGCAAGTACCAGGGATCAAAATGGATACGCAGAGAAAAGAGACTGGCCATCTACATGCGGGACGGCATGGCCTGCATCTGGTGCGGGAGCGAGGATCGGAGCAACCTAACGCTCGACCATCTGGTTCCCTACTCTAAGGGGGGAGGACACACTGGAGATAATCTGATAACCTCCTGCCTGCACTGCAATAGCTCAAGAGGAGACAAGGATCCCTCCGAATTCACAGCAGATATCTCGATCCTGGACTACATAAAGTCCATACCGAGCCTGATCCTGGACGTCAAGAATGCCAAGTCGATCATAACCCTAGGGGGAAGCTGGACGGGAGCCCTGGCCACAGCCTAACAACGAAGAGAAGTAGGATTAATACTAAGTCTCTTCATTTTTGCATTCGAGGGAGATCGAGGGATTGACACCCTGACTCCCTTCGTGATAGCGTAGGAGTTAGATATGGGAAGAGATAGATCCATAGCAGTATCCGGAATAAGGGAGCTCCTCCGGGATGCAGATCCCAGAGATGTGGAGAGATACCTGAATAAGGGATATCTCCAGGATCCTGACTTCCAAGCGATGCGCGAGTCCATGATAAACGACGGGGAAGGGGCCTACTCAGCGGCCAGGCTCAGATCCGCTAGCGGGGAATCATCGAGGAGTTTCCCAACCCTAGTATATCACGCCAAGTCTATCCTGTCGAATATCTATGAGTTCTTCGGAGAGCCGGTGTCCGAGATTATATCCCGATTACAGAATGGAGAGGACGTTCATGTCTCGTATGATCAACTCCCCATGCTACGACAGGGATGTAGTGAGATGGATATCGAGATCATCGAGGACGTGCGAATCAGGATCTCAACTGATGACGACAGCTAATACTCATCGATGGACACCCGAAGAGGAAGAACACATCCGAGATCTACTCCACAAGGGACTAACTCCGTGGAGGATAGCGACTCATTTGTCTCGAATTCTGCCTAGAACGGCAAGATCGATTGATACGAGGGCTAGAATAATTGCCAAGAAAGGGTGAAAAGGCCGAAATCCCTGCATCCAAACTTCCACGCCACGATCCCGAGCTTAGGCGGCAGGCGATGGAGATATATGACGTAACTGGTAGTCCAGCTAAGGCCTCTCGGGAGACCGGAATCAGTATCGGCACAATAAAAAAGTGGGCGGCTCGATCTAAGATCAGGAAATCTATCTTCACTAATGATAAGATTATGGAGAAGAGCAAGTTCGTCATTAGCAAAACTGTGGATAACAGCATTGCTAGCCTGGTGAAGAATGAGGTCGGGATATATCTGGAGGAGAATGGGCCTCTGATAAAAGAGCAGATCGTCGAGCACACCAATGAGTCCGTCGTTTATCTGGCTGACAAGCTGGAGAAACTCATTCGAGACACTATCGATGAGATTGAGACGGTTCTCGAGGATGGGCCTACAATGAAGGAGGCCAGGGCTCCCTGGCTCAAGTCCCTGGTCACCCTGATGATGCAGGGGATCGACAGACGCCAGCTGCTAATGGGTGAGCCCACATCACGTGAGGAGGTTCACACCACCAGTCAGGCTACCATGGAAATGACGATAGAAGAGAGAGCGGAGTACTACTTTGGTAAGTTCCTTAACGCCGCTGAGAGAGAGGGATATCAGATCGTGGGCATCGACGATGGCGATGATCGAAAACAATCCCTGGATCCCAGTGGAACCGACGATAAAGCAGACTAACTTCCTCGCTCTTACAGACCGTGAAGCCATGTATGGAGGGCAGGCTGGTGGAGGCAAGTCCATCGCAATCCTCATTGGAGGATTAATGTATGTGGATGTTCCCAGATATGCCGCTCTCATCCTACGGAGGACATACACCGACCTCGCCATGCCCGAAGCCATAATGGACGTGTCTCACACCTGGCTTGAGGGAACTGAGGCCAAATGGAAGGAGATAACCAAGACCTGGACATTCCCATCGGGTGCTCGGCTCACCTTCGGATTCCTAGATACGGACAGGCACAAGTATCGATATCAGTCTACTGAGTTCCAATACATCGGGTTCGACGAGCTCACTCAATTCGAGGAGAGCGACTACACCTATCTGTTCTCCCGACTGCGTCGCAAGAAAAATATGGGGAATGTCCCACTCAGAATGAGAGCCGCCAGCAATCCGGGTGGAATAGGACATGAGTGGGTGAGATCCCGATTCATTGATGGAGATAAGGCCTTCATACCTGCAAGCATGTCAGATAACCCTCATCTCGACATAGAGGAGTATGAAATCTCCCTAGATGAATTAGATCCCCTGACCAGACGCCAGCTGAAATATGGAGACTGGGATGCATCCCAGAGTGGCGGATTGTTTCAGAAGCATTGGTTCCCTCTGATTGATCAGAGCCCTGACTGCTCCCGACTCGTTCGATATTGGGACTTCGCATCGACCAAGCCTAGCAAGAGGAATAAGGATCCCGACTGGACAGTGGGCCTCCTGCTGGGAACTAAGGACAAGACCTACTTCATCTGCGATATCGTGCGATTCCGAGGTACTCCTGCCGAGGTGGAGGAACGGGTTAAGGATACCGCCCTTAGAGACGGAAGACGAGTACCAGTATGGATCGAACGGGAGCCGGGATCCTCAGGTAAGATCGTAACAGATAACTTCGTACGATCCATCCTCCCTGGCTACCAGGTATATGGTAATCCTAACACCGGAAGCAAGTCAGATCGAGCGAAGCCGGTAAGCGGACAGGCTCAGATAGGTAATGTCCATATCGTTCGAGGGCCATGGATAACGGATTTTCTTAATGAGGTGGAAGCGTTCCCTAAAGGATCTCATGATGACCAGGTGGATGCCCTATCTGGAGCATTCTCCAAGATCCTGTCGGGCGGACTTAAAGTCCATTAAGGAAGGGATCGATGACCTGCGAACTCTGCAAC